CCCGTTTTTAGCGAAAAAACAGGGGTAGACCTTCTCACGCAGGTCGATGCGTGGATCGTTGCGACCCGCGAGCTCGACGGGCAGGCCGAGATGCACGTCCGCCAGGCTGCGCGCTGGGTGCGCGACTGGCTGGAGCACGTCAAGGCGAACGCGCGCGAGATCGGCCCGGGCTCCTGCATCGAGTGGCTGCGCGAAATGACGCGCGAGGCCACGCTCGCGCCGCAGACCATCCGCAACCGAATGAGCGCATGCAGGCGCTTCGCCGGCTGGCTGCTGATTCAGGGGCTCATCGACTCGAACCCGTGGGCGCACGTCCCCAGCCCGCGCGGGCGCGCTGGTCAAGGCCGCGATGCATTCACCGACGCCGAGGTCGAGCGCCTGATCGCCCACGCGCGCGAGCAATCGACGAAGGGCGCGTCTCCAGCCATCCGAGCGAGCGCGAGTAACCGAGCGAACCTGTACAGATTCCTGAGTCTCACCGGCCTGCGCCGCGGCGAGGCGCACGCGCAGCTCTGGTCCGACGTGGACCTCGACGCAGGCACCCTCGTGGTCAGCCTGGACAAGGCGCGCCGGCGCGACAACATCCCGCTCGCGAGCGCCGCGGTGGAACTGCTTCGCGAGATGCGCAAGGCGAAGGACGGGCCAAAACTGTTCAAGCGCACCGTTTCCTACAAGGGGCTCGCGACCGATCTGGCGGCTGCAGGGCTCTCCGGGCGCTACGGGTTTCACTCGTTTCGCTGCGGCTACATCACCGAATCCTTTGAGAACGGCACCCCGCCGGAACTGATCCAGCGCCTCGTCCGGCATCGCTCTATCGACCAGACCCACCGATACTTGCGTCACCGTGAGCCCCGCCTGCGGGAGGCGGCCGAGAGCCGCGGCGGAAAAATCTCAAAAAATTCTCCCCCGAAAACTAGTGCGGTCGATAGGTTGCCCACGCAATCGACTATGGCCTACGGCGCTCCTATCACGGCGAACATGACGATGACCAGCGCGAGCTTCGCGCCTACGGCCGTCGATTGCACCTCTCGCGCTGGTCTTCGACATGCTCGCAGCCGTTCGGTCCCGTCTGCTAATGAAAAGTGGGCGCTACAGGATTCGAACCTTCGCCCCCACCTACGGGCTGAACGGCTTCTGGAAGCGGCGCTGATGCTAACGCAAGCGGGCCACAATGAAGGTGCCCTCGTGCTGATGCATCACGCCCAGATGCTGCTGACGCAGCAGGGAGCCGGCGATGGAGCAAGCGATGGAACGCCTCCGCTGGGGGCAGGTCGTTGAAGACTGTGGTTTGGCGGTTCAGGATCTCCTGAACGCAGGCCGGAGCATGGATGCGATGCGGGTGCGGCTGGTGATGCTGCACAACCTGCATGAAACCATTTCACTGCTGACCGAAACCCACAAGTCGGGGCGCATCGAGGCGCCGGCGGTGGTCGCTGCGGTCGATGCGATCCTGAACAAGTCGGCGCGCCCGGCGCAGGTGCCGCTGGTCTCTCTGGGCCAAGGCGACTACCGCCGCGACTACTTCGAGGCCGAGATGGTGAAGGCCGAGGTGAAGAAGTCTGAGGGCCGCAACTGGCTGCGCGAGCTGTGCGCGCGGATTGGGGGCACCCGATGAGCCAGCAGGAAGTCGCCGAGCTGCTCGGCTGCGATCGCAAGACGGTCGCTTACCACGAAAAGAAGGCGCTGCAGAAGATCCGCCTCGCGATCATGCTGGATCGTGAACTGAAGGCGCTCGCCGCGGAGGCCTGCGATGAAAATTGAGCAGCTCCTGCCGAACCGCATCGTCGAGGACATGCCGGCTGCGGTCTATCACGCCGTGGACGCGCTCGGCTCGAGCACGCTGCGCAAGGTGCTCTCGGCGTCCCCCGCTCACGCGATGGCTGCCATCCGCAACCGCGAGGAGACCGCCAGCCAGCGGCTCGGCACGGCCCTGCATGCTGCGCTGCTCGAGCCCGCGAAGTTCGAGGCCCAGATCGCCATCGCGCCCGAGTGCGACCGCCGCACGAAGGACGGGAAGGCTGTCTGGGAGGCGTTCCAGCTGCAGGCCGAAGGCCGCACCGTAATCACCGCCGATCAGGGCGAAGCGCTGGCCGGAATGGTCGAGGCTGTGAAGGGCTCGAAGGCTGCAGCCGGGCTGCTGCGGATCGCAAACGTGCGCGAGGTGTCGCTGTTCGCCGAGGAACCTATGACGGGCCTGCCGATCAAGGCGCGCCTGGACGCATGGGCACCGGGCGACCGCGGCGAGTTCATCGTGGACATCAAGACCACGAGCGGGCTGGCGTCGCGCAGCGAGTTCGAGCGCACGCTCGCCTCTTACGGCTACGGGGCGCAGGCCGCGTTCTACATGCGCGTGGCGCGTGCTGCCGGGCTGAAGGTGAGCGAGTTCATCTTCATCGCGGTCGAGACCAGCGACCCCTACGGAGTGGGCTGCTACGCGCTCGACGAGGAGATCGTCGCGCTGTTTGAGCCAGAGGTCGATCGTGCGATCGAGGCGTGGGCCGTGGCGAAGCGTGATGGTGTGTTCCGGGCCTACCCCGACAAAGTTCAGAAACTGGGCGCTCCCAAGTGGCTGCGCCGTCAACTGGAAGAAGGAGTCGCAGCATGAGTTTTCAAACTCAGGTTGAGTACGAGCAAGAACTGTCAAAGATTCTTGAGTGCAACAATTGGACCAAAGATGCGCACAAGCATTACTTGGATCTGTTGAACCGTATTAGCAACGGCGTCTATTTGCCATTGTCTGAATTGGAGGCAAAGGTGTGGAATCATCTTTCAGACGTGCGCGAGGAAAAGATGCCACTCGTGCGCAAAATGAACACGCGAATAGTTCAAATTATTTGCGGTCCGCACGGTGAGATGGTGGCTCTTGATGATCACTCTCAGCTGTGGAAACGGCATTCCCATTCTTGGTTTTATCTAGGTGATGCTCGTCATTCAGACCACATCACTGCTGGAGAGTTTTACCGAATCAGGAGCATGCTCATATGAGCCTGGCAACAATCGACACCGAAACGCGCGCGCTGCTGGAGTACGCGATCCCGCGCGGCACTGATATGGACAAGCTCGCGATGCTGCAACTGATGCGCAGCATGGATCTCAACCCCCTGCGCAAGGAGGTCTACGCGATCCCTTATCAGGGGCGGCTGCAGATCGTGATCGGCGTGGACGGGTGGCGCAAGGCCGCGCACGCGACCGGGCGCTACCTGAGCGGCGAAGCGGTCTACGGCGAGGACGAGTGCGGTGTCTTCTGTACCTACACCGTTCTTACGACTGTCGGCGGCCGTTTCTCTGCCACCTGCTGGCTGAGTGAGTTCAAGGGCGGCAGCCCGCTGTGGAACCGAATGCCGCGCCACATGCTGGCGGTGAAGGCCGAGGTGCACGCCCTGAAGCGCGGGTTCGGATTGGCTGGACCTACCGAGTGGGATCACGACGAAGGCCGCGAGACCATCGTGGGCGAGCCCCTGCGCGTTGCGCAGGATGACCGGCTTGCCGCGATGAATCGCCTACTGACATCCAGCGCGGACCTCCCGACGGAGGTGTCCGCGGTGGCTCCCCAGGCAGCGCCGGCGGTGGAGCAGCCGCCGGCGCCTGCTGCGGAGCCGCTCGAAGTGCTGGCTGAGCAGGTCGCGGAACTGGCCCGCTCACAAGGACAGAAGCGCACCGCGATGCAGGCGCTGGCAGCAGCGAAGAAGAAGGGCAAGGACGAAGCAGGCACCCGTGCGGTGCTTGAGGAATGGCATGAGGCACTGAGCAACACCAACAACAAGGAGAACATGAAGTGAAGCTGATCTGGAACAGCGGCGAAGAGAAGGCACGCAAGGAACCCATGACCGTCTCGCAGGAAGTCCTGCCGGCTGGCGAGCACGAGGCCGAGGTCGTGAAGAGCGAGTCGCGGCAGAGCCCGTTCGACAACGTCAAGACCGCGCAGAACCCGGAAGGCTGGGAGCTGAGTTTGTGGCTCGACGTGCATGTCAATGGGAAGCGCTTTCGCGTGTTCGATGGCATCCCCGCCACGCACACCGAGCGCATCACCACCGTGCTTGCATCGGCCGGGCTTCCTGTCCCGTCTGCCGGCATGAAGGACTTCAACGAGGAGGTGCTGCTGGGCAGGACCGTGCGCATCCGCACCTACCTCAGCAAGACCACGGGCAAGGCGAAGGTGGGCGACTACCTCGCGCCGAAGGCCGTGATCGAAGGCAAGAAGGCCGGACCCGGCAAGGTGAAGGTCGATGCGTCAGACATTCCGTTCTGAACCCCCGGAAGGCCGGGGCGGTGGCGCAAGCCCCGCCCTGGCTACTTCCCCAACCGTCGGAGAGATCACCACCTTCTGGCTTGGATTCGCGCCTGCGGCGTTTCTCGCCGGCGCGTGGTGCAAGGAGGTTTTCCTGTGGATGATTCCGTGACATGCCCGCCGCGAGCGCGGCTACTGCTGAAGGCTGCCGACATTGTCGTCGAGCGTGGACTGCACTATGGGCCGCCGCGCGAACACTTCGAGCGCACCGTGCGCGCGGCGCTCGCGCTCATGCCTGACCTGTTTGCGCGAACCCCAGAGCCCGAGGACTGGGCGAAATTGATGATCATCGACAAGTTGGCGCGCGACGCCGAGGTGGCGAAGGAAGACAACGCCATCGACATCGCGGGCTATGCGGCGTGCATGCACGAGGTGCGGGCATGAGTGGCACCAACATCATGCAACTTCGACAGCAGGTGTCGAATTTGCAGGCAAAACTTGATCGGATCATGGAAGGGCTGGAAGGCACCTGCATGACCTGCGAACCAGTCGGGGTTCGCAATCAGCAGATGACGCAGGACATCAAGACGCTAAAGGCAGAGCGAAACGTAGCCCGGCGAGAGGTGTGCAGGAGTCGCGCTAGTTGCATTCAGGGCAAGAGCCCTCTGCACATTGCCGATGCGCTCGGCTGGGACTGCTTTGCGGATGAAACTGCAGACACATCTGAACATCTGTAGCGGATTCAATCCGCCGGCGAGGACGCCATGACCACCACCGACACCGCAGCCGCAGCCATCGAGGCCGCGTACCAGCTGCTCGGATTCATCTTCGACGCCGACGACCTGATCGAGTTCCGCACGCTCGGCAAAATTGTCGGCTCGACCTGGGCGAAGCAGCGCGAAGCCGCGCAGGCCATCGCCAAACTCGCGACGCTGGGGCACGGCGTTCAGGTGTACTTCGGCGCCAACCCGCGCAAGCGACGCGGCGGCAAGGCCGACGACGTTGCCATCGCTCGCTGCCTGTTTGCAGACTTCGATGGTGGCACCACCGTCGAGCAGGCGCGCATTCGCTGGAGCGAGGCGTGCATTCCAGAGCCCACCGTGATCGTGATCACGGGCGGCGGGTTGCATGCCTACTGGAAGCTGCAGGAGCCGATGCAAGACTTGGCCCTGTGGACTCAGCATCAGAAGGCGCTGGCCCGCCGGCTGGGCTCGGACCAGTCGGTGACAGACGCGCCTCGCATCCTTCGTTTGCCTGGCTTCGTGAACTGGAAGTATCAGCACCAGCCCCTGTGCGTGGTCGATTCATGCGATCCCGACAACGCCTACAGCCTGGACGAGTTTCCCGACCCCACCCAGTTTGTCGAGCCGCCGGCGGCACCCGTCGAGCCTGAGCCCGTCACCGCGGGCACCCTGAGCGACCTGTCGCGGCGGTTCCTCGAAAGCGGCTACCTGATCCCCGGGCGTGGCCGGCGGGACACGATCTACACCGTGGCCTGCGACATGCGGGCGCGCCAGTGGAGGCAGGGCGACGCCGAGGCGGCGATCTTGAACCGCGCGCGCGAGCTGGGCCTGACCGCCGACGACCTGCTCGACTTGCCGCGCCAGATCGGCAACGCCTTCGCGAAGGAGCGCACGCCGATCCTTGGGAGGGCTGAGGAGGCGCAGGTGGTGCCCCAGCATGGGCCGATCGTTCCGGTGCCTCTCGGGCAACTTGTTCAGCAGCACCAGAAGATGCGGCCCGTGGTGATCGAAGGACTTCTCCGAGAAGGGGAGGTCATGAACATCGTCAGCTCCCCGAAAATCGGGAAGTCCTGGCTCGTCAACGACCTTGCGATCTGTGTCGCCAGCGGCATGGATTGGCTGGACAAGTTCAGGGTGGTGCCTGGGCGCGTCCTGATCATCGACAACGAGCTGCACCCAGAGACCACCGCCAACCGCCTGCCGAAGGTCGTGAGCGCGAAGGAAATGAGCATGGACGTGGTGGGCAACAAGGTGGACGTGCTGAACCTGCGCGGGAAACTAATGAGCTTCGACGACCTTGAGCGGGAACTGATCAAGACCGACCTGATGAAGTCGGCCGGCTATCGGCTGGTGATCCTCGACGCCTTCTACCGTTTCAACATCGGGCCGAATGCCAACGAGAACGACAACGCCTACATGGCGAAGGTGTTCAACCAGATCGACAGCTGGGGTGCCGAGCTAGGGTGCGCCTTCGTCTGCGTGCACCACTCGTCAAAAGGAGATCAGAGTCAGAAATCGGTCGTTGACGTGGGATCTGGCGCCGGAGTGTTCAGCCGTGCGGTGGACGCCCACTTGGTCCTCCGGCGCCACGAGGAGGAGGGGCATGTGTCCGTGGACGCTGCGGTTCGATCGTTCCAGCAGTTCGATCCGTTCGTGCTCAGCTTCAACTGGCCCCTGTTCAAGGTCGCCGAAGGTCTCAACCCTGAAGCCCTGTACAAGGCCAACCAGCAGGCCGCGGAGCCGTTCCCGCCCACCGACATGGTGTCCTACTGCAAGCACGTCTGGGAGCCAGCAGCGACGATCCTGGAGCGCGCCAAGCAGGTCAACAAGGGCTTCGGTGAGAAGCGCCTGCGAGCCAGCCTTGACGGAGCAGTGGCCGACGGGCTGGTCGAAACCAACGGAGCCAAGACCGCCGGCCGCCGTTACCGCCGTCTTGGCCCCTGTCTCTGCTTCCCCCGTTGCCAAGATGAAAAGACCCCCGGCAGTGGTTGTCTTGTCTCTCCGCGCCCCCCTAAAGGGGTGCGCGAAGAGAAAGACAACACAGCCTCTGCCCTAGCCCAGCCATGACCCGCCCACACCCCACCGCCGTTGTCCGGGCTCTGTGCTCGCTGGAGACGGGCAAGGCCCAGGGCAACGCCATGCGTTCGTGGCTGGCGAACCTATCCCGCGACCGCGAGCAGCTCGTGATGGCCGTGTGGGTGATCGTGGTGGTCTGTGAGGCCGACCCGTGCGACGCCTGCCTGAGCCTTGGGCAGCGCGACTGCATGCGGTGCATGGCGCGCCTCAAGGACAACCCAGTGCAAGACGAGAACCTGCTGGCGATGGTCGCGCTCGTGTACGACGCGCTGGGCGTGCCGCCAGGGGGTAGACGGTGAACGATCCCGTGAGACGATGCGCGCATGACCGAGACGCAGCTGCGCTGGGGACCATGCGACGGAGACACCCTGACCATCGAGGAAGGGGTGACCGAGGTGCGCGTGCCCGTGGTCTGCGGCGTGTGCCTGGACGAACTACCGGCCAACCTCGGGCGCGACGTGTACACCGAGGCGATCTACCTCCCCGACGCGGCTGGGGTGTGGTGGTACGCGGGTCGGATGCGCTACAGCGACGCGGGCGGGAGCGCGTACTGGTCGCCAGCCTGAGCCCCCCGCCCTTGCGGAGCGCATTTCCCGTGGGAGAGTGTGCGCATGGGTAAAGCCAGCCGGCAGAAGGGGAAACGCGGCGAGCGCGAAGCCGCCGCCCAACTTGCGCACCACTGGAACGCACTCGACGCCCGGCGCAGTGTCCAGTTTTGTGGGCGCGTCGGCGATGCCGACCTTGTGGGCGTTCCCGGCATCCACGTCGAGGTCAAGCGATACGCCGCGATCAGTGCCCTGCGATTCTTGAAGCAGGCCGAGACCGACGCGACGCCAGGCACCGTGCCCGTCGTGGTGATGCGCGAGGACGCGGAGACCGAGTGGACCGTGATGCTGCGGGTATCTGACGCGCCCGAGTTCGCGCGCCGGCTCGTGCAGCTGCTGGGCGAGGCGACCGTGCCCGTGGAGGTGAAGCCGTGAAGATTGCGGCGATCAGCTGCACGCACTCTCCGCACACGCCAATGGCGACGCATCACTGGCTGCTGAAGACGCTGGCCGACCTAAAGGGCATCACGCACTTTGTTCATTTGGGCGACGTGTTCGAGGCGAGCGCCGCGAGCGTGCATCCTGACGAGGCCGGGCATTCGCTGTTGGATGAGTACAGGCATGCGGCCGCGTTCTTGAAGTCGATCCGCGAGGTGCTGCCGCGCAAGGCACGATGCCACATCACGGAAGGCAACCACGACGACAACCTGCGCAGCCAAGATCCCCGCCGTATCCCTCGCGCGTTGCGGGCCGTGGCAGACTTCATGCACGCCGAACCGTTCGCAACCGAGGCCAAGCGCTGGCACTGGACCCCATACCGCAAGGATCGCAGTGGGTGCTTGGAACTTGGCCCGGTGGTCGCTACACACGGGTTCGACGTGGGACAGAACAGCGACGAGCTTGAGGCGCTGCAATTCTTCAACGCGACAGGCGGCGCACCGCATCGCTTGTTCATTCGGGGCCACACGCATCGCCCCGTACATCCGACGCAGTGCAGGCGCACGCGATCCATTCCGCTGCCGTACTGGTATGCGAATGCTGGAACCTGCGGACCCCTGCAGCCCGGCTGGATGAGTCGCCGGGACACATCGCAATGGGGCAGCGCGATCATCGTGATCGACGTGGGTGAGCCCATGACTCGCCGTCGTGGTCGGAACTGGGAAGCCAGACTGGTGGAGATGCCATGAAGGGCAACGAGTTCCGCAGCAAGATCGCGGGCCGTACTTGGCGCATCGTGTACGAGGACGCGAAGACGATGGGCAAGGACTGGGGACGATGCTGGCTGCCCGCCGGTCGGCACCCGCTCATCCAGCTGCGACGCGCCCTGCGCGGCTACCGGGCGATGGACGTGCTGGTGCATGAGGTGCTGCACGCCGCACGCCCTGAGCTTGACGAGCAGGCAGTCGAGGCCACGGCCACGGCTATCGCGCGCGCACTGTGGAAGGCCGGCTATCGGAGGATGGATCAGTGAGGCAGCGCCCGCCCAGGCTGCGCGTGGGCAAGCCGCGCGAGATGCCGATGGCTGTTGCACCTGAGCGCGCGCCGGGCTCGACGCATGAGCGCGGCTACGGGTGGAACTGGCAGCAGGCTCGGCGCGTCGCGCTCAACCGTGAGCCGTTGTGCCGCTACTGCATGGAGCGTGGCATGGTCACGGCAGCGACTGAGGTCGATCACATACGCGCGTTGCGCGACGGCGGCGACAACGCGCTCGACAACCTTGCCCCTTGCTGTCACGAGTGTCACCTGCGGAAGACGATGCGCGACGTGTCTGGAAGGAAACGGCGTCAGACCGGGGGGGGTGGCAATTCTGGCTTGCCATTGGCATGACCAACCTTCGGCCCTCAACACACGCGGCTCCTAGTTTGCCGCATGGCTTTCTAGGAGCCTCCAGGCTGCGTTGCGTGGGGGATGCGTGCGCCGTTGGCGGTGTTTTTTGCGCGCGTGGCTTGTAAGCGATCGTAGCGGCCGCGCATTTTTTGTATGGGACATTGGCGGCGTTTTGACGCCGTAGAAACGCAGGCATCGACAGCCTGCAGAGAGGAAGTATTCATGGGTCAGAGAGGACCAAAACCAACGCCGACGAGCGTGCTGAAGTTCCGAGGAAGTGAGAAGGGCATGGCGCGCGAGGCTGAACCAGAGGGCAGCGACGGCCCCCCGCTGCTGCTGCCGTTCGTCGCCAGCGACGAGGTGGCTCGGCGCTACTTCGACCGCCTGATCGAAGACCTGCGCCGGCTGGGACTGTATGCCGCCGAGGACTACCAGGCGCACAACGCGCTAGCGCATGCGTCGGCCGAGTTTGAGCGGGCGCAGGCTGCAGTTCAAGAAAAGGGTCTGGTACTTGAAACGCCGCATGGGCCTGTTATCAATCCGATGAAGAAGGCGCGCGATGATGCGAGGGCTGAGGTCGCGCGCCTGTCTCGCTGCTTCGGCTTGACGCCGAGCGACCGTGTCGGGTTAGTGTCTTCCAAGAGAGCGAAGGGGGATGCCAGCGGGATCGAGTCGATCCTCAAGTCGAAGACGGCCTAAGCTCGCGCCCGTCGCGGGCTTCAACGCATCGGCAACCGCCGCAAAGGGCGACTGGTTCGACGCCGACGAACTGGCGCGCATAGACAAGTTCTTCGGCCTGTTGTCGCACCAGAAAGGCGTCTGGGCCGGCAAGGCGTTCGAGCTGTTGCCGTGGCAGCGCGACCTGCTCGGCTCGCTGCTGTGCTGGAAGCGCGCGGACGGCACCCGACGATTCCGTCAGACCTACATCTGCGTGCCACGCAAAAACGGCAAGAGCACGCTGGTCGCCGGCCTCGCGCTGTGGCTGCTGCTCGCCGATCGCGAGCCGGGCGCTGAGGTCTACTGCTGCGCGAGTGCGCGCGACCAGGCTGCGATCGTGGGCGATGCCTGTCGGCAGATGGTGCAGTCGAACCCGGCGCTGGCGAAGGCGGTCGAGGTGTTCCGCAACGTGATCACCTTCGGCAACAGCAAGCTGGAGATCCTGAGCAGCGACGCGGGCACGAAGCACGGCAAGAACGCGAGCGCGGTGATCTTCGACGAAGTGCATACGTTCGCAGATCGCGACCTGTACGACGCGATGGTGACTTCGATGGGCGCGCGCCAGCAGCCGCTGATCGTGTCGATCACGACCGCGGGCCACAACCGCGAGAGCCTGTGCTGGGAACTGCATGCCTACGCCGAGAAGGTGCGCGACGGACTGATCGAGGATCACGCTTTCTATCCTGCGGTGTTTAGCGCGCCAATCGACGCAAACTGGAAGAGCCCGAAGGTGTGGCACAAGGCGAACCCCAGCCTGGGCGTCACCGTCACCGAGGCGTTCCTGCAGGGTGAGTGCGACAAGGCGAAGGAGCTGCCCGCCTACGAGACGACCTTCCGCCAACTGTACCTGTGCCAGTGGACCGAGTCGAAGCGCGCATGGATCAGCACTGACGCCTGGGCGGCGTGCGCGTCGAGCGATGCGACCGCCGAGCGCCTCGCCGGCCGCGAGTGTTACGGCGGGCTCGATCTCTCAACGACCACCGACCTGTCGGCGCTGTCGCTGATCTTCCCGTGCGACGACGGCAGCGTGGACGTGCTGTTTTGGGTCTGGTGCCCCGAGGAGGGCATCCGCAGGCGCAGCCGCAGCGACCGCGCACCGTATGACGTGTGGGCCTCGAAGGGCTTCCTGCACCCCACGCCGGGCGCGGTGGTCGATTACGACTTCATCGCCGAGACCATCCGCCAGTGCTGCAAGCGCTTCGCGGTGAAGTCGCTCGGCTTCGACCCGTGGAACGCGACGCAGCTCGCGAGCGGGCTGTACGGCGAGGGCGTGCCGATGATCGAAGTGCGCCAGGGCTACCGCACACTCAGCGAGCCGGCGAAGAAATTGGAGGCGCTGGTGGTGTCGCGCAAGATTCGGCACCCAAACAATGCGCTCGCCAACTGGTGCCTCGGCCACGCAACCATCGACACCGATCCAGCTGGGAACATAAAACTTTCCAAAGGTAGCAGCACCGAACGAATCGACGCAGCTGCGGCGCTGGTGACGGCGCTCGCGACATGGCTGCACCAGAAGACCGACGCAACCGGACCAAGCGTCTACGAACAACCCGAAAGGACCATTCAATGGCTTTGATCGACATCCTGCGCCGATACCTCGGCCCCACCCCGCCGCGCTCCGACTTCGAGGACACCGTGCCGATCGGCCAGCCGACGAGCGGAAGCGTGCAGTCGTATGTGCAGTCGTACTCCTACACGGGCGAGAGCATCACGCCGGCACGCGCGCTCGAAGCGCCGACGGTGTTCGCATGCGTGCGCCTGATCGCGTCGAGCATCAGCCGCCTCGACTGGCAGGTGCTGCGCGAGACGCCCGAGGGCAAGGTCGCGGACAGCGAGCACCCGCTCTACAACCTGCTGAACTACGAGGCGTCCGACGACATCGGCGCGATCCAGTGGCGCGAGATGGCACTCACCTCGGCGCTGCTCACGGGCAACTTCTTCGCCTACATCCACCGCGACAAGGCGGGCCGTCCGGTGGCGCTGGAGCCCCTGCGCAGCGACTACGTCGCCATGTACCGCGACGGCGACAACCAGCCCTACTACCAGGTGTGGACGGGCAAGTACACGGGCAAGAACGAAGAGAAGGCCATGCGTCGCTTCCGCGGCTACGACATGTTTCACCTCGTCGGGCCGACCACGTTTGAGGGCATGCTCGGCGTCGCATTCATCCACCAGATGCGCGACCTGATCGGGCTGGAGCTGGAGGTCACGGAGTACGTGACGCGTTTTTTCGCTCAGGGCGCAGTGCCCGGTGGCGTGCTGAAGATGCCGGGCCGCCTGAGCCCCGAGGCCAGCAAGCGCCTGCGCGATGCGTGGCAGGCGGCGCACGGCGGTGCGAGCCGCGCCGGCCGCGTGGCCGTGCTGGAAGATGGCCTGACGTATGAACCCATCACGCAGACCGCCCGCGACAACGAGCTGATCGAGATGCGGAAGTATTGCCGCCAGCAGATCGCGGCGGCCCTCGGCGTGCCGGCGCACAAGGTCGGCGACACTGAAAGCCAGTCGTACTCCTCGAACGAGCAGGCGGATACAGAGTTCGTCAAGATGACACTCGCGGGCTGGGCGGCGCGACTGGAGCAGGAAGCCAGCCGCAAGCTGATCCAGCGCGGCGAGCCATATTGCACGCGGGTCAACTTCGACTCGCTCCTCAGAGCAGACATGTCCACCCGCTTTGCTGCCTACGCAGTCGCCGTCACGAACGGCATCCTGACCCCGAACGAGATCCGCGCGCGCGAAGGTCTGCCGGCGGTCGAGGGTGGCGACAGCATCCGCTTGCCGATGAACACTGAGGCACCAGGGCAGCCCGCTCCAGCGCCGAGCAAGCCCGCTGCGCCGTCGGACGGCGTGCCCCCGTCTGTGGACGTGGAGCCCGAAGCGGTCGCTCCTAGCGTGGATCTCGACGCGCAGGACGAGGCTGATGCGTTCAACGCGGCGCGCGCGGCGGCGTCGGCAATGGCTGCCGTGCGTCCCGCGGTGGAGAGCGCCTTCCGTCGCCATCTGCAGCGGGTGTCGGATTACCTGCTGAAGCAGCGCACCCAGTCGAAGCTGGACAGGTGGGAGCCGCCCATCGACTGCATCGACGACGACCTGCGCGCGACGGTGCGGACTCTGGGCGGCCTCCTGGGCAACGAGGAGCGCGCCACGAAGGCGCTCGACGCCGCCCTGCTGCGACACGCCCGCCACCTGCGCAACGCGGTGACGGCCATCGGCACCCTGTCCGAAACGATCGACGGCTGGCGCGACCTTCCCCAACTGGCGGCCGACGAGCTGCTGGAGATGGTGCGCCTCGAAACCACACACGCACCCCTGCTGGAGACCACCACCAATGCCAACCCCAAAGCCTGAAACCCGTTCCCTCGGCACCCTTGCCCCCGCCGCCGACCTGAAGGTGCGCGGCTACGCCGTCGTTTGGGAACCCGCCTATGACATGGGTCGCGAGATGGAGCGGGTCGATCCCAACGCCTTCGCGCGCTCGATGGAAGAGCCCGGCGATATCGCCCTGCTCTGGAACCACGATACCGGCAAGCCGTTAGCCCGGGTGCGCGCCGGCAACTTGCGCCTGTTCACAGACGCCACGGGTCTCGGCTTCGAGGCCACCCTGCCAGACACCGCGACGGCCCGCGAGGCCCACGCCCTGGTCGAGAGCGGCGTGGTGAGCCAGTGCAGCTTCGGCTTCATGGTGCGGGCTGAGAAGTACGAGAAGGGCGTGGACAAGCCCGTGCGGGTCATCCTCGACGCCGACCTGTTGGAGATCTCGCTCGTGACGTTCCCGGCGAACAGTGCCACCAGTGTCGAGGCTCGCGAGGCGCAGGCCGAGGCGGTTCGCCGCACGATCCGGCTCCTGCCGCCGCGTTGACCCCCCGCCCTTGCATCGCGTTTTTTTGACGCGACAATGGCGGCCAATTGAATACCTGCCGCGCGTGGGTGCCCCTGCCTAGTGCATGCACACCGCCGCGCGAGACAGACCTCCGTGCAGCCCTCGTGGCGCACTGGCCTGCATGCGGACGTTGAACTGGAAGACAACGAACCGCCGGGCTAGTGCGCCTTTTTCGTCGCACCCCGGCGCTAACCGGAGACTGCGATGGAGAAGAAGAACCAACTGGATCGAAATGGCGAGGAGTACCGCGGGCTGTTCCAGCGCTACCTGCAGCACGGCCAAGGCCGAATGACCGATGCGGAAGTGCGCGCCCTGAGCAACAGCGGCACCGGACTCGGCAACGTCATCGCCCCCACTGGCTGGAGCGATTTCATCGAACTGTCGATGCGCCAGGACACCATCCTGAGTCGCGTCCGCAAGGTGAACACCGCCGGCAAGTTCACGCAGATCATCAACGTGGCCGACGCGACGGTCAACACCAACCAGAGCGAGACCAACATCGGCACCGAGGCGTGGACTTCCGGCACGGCGCTCGCACTGCCCCAGCAGGGCTCCGGCGGCAGCACGACCTACACCTTCAGCCTGAAGAAGATCACCGCTTGGACCAAGGTCACGAACGAGCTGCTGGAGGATTCAACCGCCGCCGCGAGCATCGAGGAGTTCATCCAAGCAGAACTGGTTGCCGAACTGATCACGCAGATCAACTCGCAGATCCTGATCGGCGACGGCAGCACCGGATGCCAGGGCGCGTTCAACTCGGCCAAGGCATATAGCCGCACCGCCAGCACCGGCGTGGCGACGACCAACAAGCCCAGCGACATCCTTGCCGCAGCCTGGGCATCGACGAACAGCGCGCAGTCGCCGCTGGCATTTGAGTCGTGGAAGAACTCGGTCGCGGTCATCAACAGCCGCCTGACCGGATCGTTCGACAGCACCTTCTTCCCGCCACTGTTCCCGTTGTTTGCCGGAAACATGGAGACCGGGACATCTGTCGAAGGTCTGCCCACCATCTACCACCGCCTGTCCGCCACCACCCCGACAACCGGCGACACGCTCGTGATGTTCTTCGACCCCAGCAAGTACCTGCTGGCGACTTCGATGCGCGACTTTACCGTCACGCGTCTGACCGAAACTTTTGCAGCAAACGACCAAACGGCATTCGTCGCCAGCGTGCGAGCGGACGGTTGCCTGCTTCACACCACTGGCGTGCTCAACGTGAACCGCGCCTGACCACTCCGCACGAAAGGAAAGAACCATGAAGAACTACAAGGAACTGCGCGAGGGCAACGACGCCCGCTATCGCGCCATGCAGGAAATGATCGAGGCGGCAAACGCGAACGGCGGCGACATGACCGCCGACGACACCGCCAAGTTCGACGCGCTGAGCGCCGAGTATCGCAAGGTGCAGCAGCAGATCGAGCGCAACCACGCGCTGATGGGCTTGGCTGCGAAGGACAAGGACGCGGGCTTCATTGATGTCGGCCCGGACGCGCCCGAAGTTCGTCGCGCTCCCGCTGCTCGCGAGACCGCGCAGCGCGCCCCGCGCTTCGGCGACTTTCGCTGCAGCGACGAGTTCATGCGCGCCTACGAGACCTACCTCAAGCGCGGCGAACACACCCCGATGACCGAAATGCGCGCTCTCTCTGAGGGTGGCACGGGCCTCGGCGACATCGTTGCCCCGACTGAGTTCCAGAGCCGCATGGCCGAATTGCTGCAGAAGGTGGTGACCCTGCGCAAGATCGCGACTGTGATGCCGCTGGGCTCGTGGAAGCGCGACATCGCGATCGAAAGCGCCCTTGCGAGCGTCAACTGGACGACCGAAGGTTCCTCAATCACCGACTCGCTGGCGACCAACCCAACGTACAGCAACGTGGTCCTGCAGCCCAAGAAGCTCGCCGGCCGCGCCGTTGTCAGCCGCGAACTGATCGACGATGCCCCCGCTCGCGGCCCTGGCTTCTCGATCGAGAACGTGATCACGAACAGCTTCGCGAAGGCGTTTGCGCAGACCGAAGAGGACGGCATGCTGAACGGCACCGGCTCGTCCGGACAGCCCACGGGCATCCTGACCATCGCTTCCAGCGGGCCGGGCATCGGAAAGCAGCTCAACGCAAACACTGCAGTTACTGGCGCAGAAGTGATCGACTGGGTGTACAGCCTCGGCCGCGAGTATCGCCAGCATCCCAGCGCTGCGATCCTGCTGTCCGATACGGCCCTCGGATACATCCGCAAGGCCGGCACCGCTGGCGGCACCGTCAGCTACTTCTGGCAGCCGTCAAGCGTGCTCGGCGAGCCCGATCGCATCCTGGGCATCCCGGTGTACGCCTCGGCCTACGTCCCCGCCCCAGCCACCTCGTCGCAGGGCTTTGCCAGCGGCGGCGGCATCTGCGGCATGATCGGTGCATTCGACTACTGCGTCATCGGCGAGCGCTCCGGCTACAGCCTGCGCGTGCTGAATGAGCTGTATGCCCAGAATGACCAGGTCGGATTTGTGTGTACGAACAGGGTGGACGTGAAGCTGACGAACATGTCGGCGTTCAAGTACCTGAAGGGATCGGCCGCCTAATCGGCTGACACTGCAACAACCCCCGTGGGAGGGAAACCTCCCACGGGGATTTCAAGGAGTCGCATGCGAGTCAAGATGCTGCAAACGGTCGGGACTGCAGACGAGGGCTTCGGCGAGGGCCAGGTCTATGACCTGAGCGAATCGCGTGCGATTGAGTTCATGTCTCTTGGATGGGCCGAGCGCGCCGACGTTCACCCAGACCAGCCCGAAGCGTGCGTGAAGCCGGAGTTCTGCAAGGCAACAAAAAAGGGAGCAAAGCGATGCTGATCACATGGCGACGAGAGTCACGCAGAACAGGCCCGGGCGTTTACGGTTCAGAAACAGCGTGCCGGTTCATCAAAGACCTGGCATCCGGAACCGATTCGCTCGATCTCGTTATCATCGGAGATAGCAACACGGGTTCCGCCTTGAGCGGAATGTGGGGATATCACGGCGGATTCAGCCAAGCGATGTTTGAACTTGGATGGAATTGCTACGGCCTTCCGATCTATCCCGCGATGACCATGTGGTCGCCATCGTCGTATGCACTCGGTGGATGGAACGCAAGCGCGTTCCTGTACGCGCCCACGGGAAACCTTGCTAGCGGAAATGTGAGCGGGTCTGCCACCGCATACAACACTTGGACACCGGGCAAGTCTGCGACGGTCACCATATCGAATGCAAGTCCCGGAGTGATTACCTACACCGCGCACGCACTCCCGGTCGGTTCACCAATCTTTCTCTCTACAACTGGTGCGCTTCCAACAGGATTGTCAGCAGGCACAACTTACTATGTGAAAACCATATTGACTGCTGACACATTCACAGTTGCGTCTACGCCAAGCGGATCGGCAATCAACACCAGCAGCGCAGGAAGTGGAACGCACACCTTGCGGACATGTCCGTGGGTGCGATACGGCAGCACAACCGCTACACCTCCAGCACAAGACGATTGGGCCTACATTGCGAGCGGTTCATACGGCCAGCAATACAACGCGGTCGAAATGAGCGTTGATCATCCGCTGAACAACACGGCACTGACGCTGTGGCATCGCGTTCGATTCGGCACTTTTACCGCGTCTGGCGGTTCGTTTCAGGCGCGAGCGCGTGCCTACGATGGAAGTCCAGTTTACGCAAGCGGATCGGTTCAAAGCACGCAGGGTGCCGCATCGTCTTTCAGTACCTACGAGTATTCGTTTAGCGTCAGCGCACCAATCGAATACATGCACGCATCGTGGAGCGGCGGCGCGGGCGGCGCGGTTGGCCCCTGTGCAATTCATTCGCACACCATCTACTGCAAGCGAAAGGGCTGGTCTGTGACCAGCCACGGATATCTCGCGGGCTATGACAGCGCAACAATCAACAAGGTGGCGACACAAATTGGTTCGACCTTGTTGCAAACGCATCTACAAGAATTGCGCGAACGGCAGATAGCCGCTGGTGGCACGGGTCGAGTCCTGTTGGTCAGTCACAGCGGAATCAATGGAAACGAGACTGCGACCGATTGGACAGATTGTCATACCGCAATCTGGAACACATACAAGGCAGCGTGGTCAGCACTCGGCTACCCAGCAAGCGATCTCGCAATCGTTGCTTTTGTTGGCGTTCCAGCAAACTCGGCAGATACCAGCAACAGCGGTTCGACCGGAAATCTCATCGCTGTTCGTGCTGCTGCAAATGCGTTGGCAAATACTCAACCAGATATGACTGTGATCGATGTCAAATCATTGATGCCATATAGCCGAGCGATCGTGGGTGTCGGAAATGGTCGCTCGTACTACCAGCGCACGAACAACCTGCCAAACGCAGGTTCTGACATTACGGTGCATCTGTCCGGCGGAATTTATACGGGTTCGACCCGGGACACATCTGATGGGTACACCGTTTTGGCGCATCAAATCATTCAAACTTTGATGAACAGCGCATGAAAACCAACCTGACCGACGCAGGCGCAGTTACCGCGGCCGTGAGCACTAGCGACCTGAAGACGCACGCACGTGTCTATCACGCGCAGGACGACGCATACATCGCCACGCTGGTGCTCACGGCCACGCAGTGCATCGAGAACGAGACCCGGCGTGCCCTGATCACCCGGGCGTTCTCCTACCAGCTGGAGGAGTTCCCCGCGTCCGGGCAGATCATCCTGCCCCGCTCGCCCTGGCTGAGCGTCTCCAGCATCACCTACAGCGACACCGCCGGCGCGACGCAGACGCTGGCGAGCAGCGAGTACCACGCCTACTCGGTGGACAATATCGGCCGCGTCGTGCTGAAGAGCACCTCCTCCTGGCCGGCCACGCTGGGCACTGGCGCGCTCGACGTGACGGTGAACTTCACCGCGGGCTATGGCGCAGCCAGCGCCAACATCCCCGCCGCCCTTCGCCACGCCGTGCTGCTGCAGGCTGCGCACCTGTACGACAACCGCACCGCCGTCGGCCCGACGCAGCTCTACGAGATCCCGCGCACCGTTGAGCGCCTGATCGTGCAGTACCACTCGGGGGACTACCAGTGAACCCGGGCTACATGCGCACCCCGCTCGAGCTGCTCGGCGCGTCCACCAGCACCGACGAGTACGGTCAGCCCGTGCGCACCGTGAACGCCTCCGGCAGCGGCACGATGCTCTTTGCCGCGATCAATGAAGCGAGCGCAGACGAGAAGACGCAGCATCGCCAGCTGAACCAGGTAGTGACGCACCGCATCCGCATGCGCTGGCACCCCACCGTCAGCCACCGCAGCCAACTCCGCACCGTCAGCGACGAGCAGGGCATGGTGTCGCGCACATGGGAGGTCGTGACGGTCGTGGACTGGCAAGAACGCCGGCAGTACCTCGACCTCATGTGCCGGGAGATCGTGACGTAATGGGCTACTCGAACGTGCACAAGGCAGTCGCGGTGCAAGGCGTCGAGCAGGTCAACAAGGCCATGCGCGAACTTGGCACCACTGTGCTCAAGCAGCTCACCGAGGAGATAATGACCGAGGCAATGGAGCCCGTGCGCATGGGCCTGCTCTCCGAGTTCTCCGCACGCGGCGGCAAGCACGACAGCCAGAAGCCCTCAAAGACCGGGCGCTGGAATCGCTGGATGTTCAAGACTTACAAGACAGGCTCCGCGCCCGGCTTCTCGCGTGCGCAGGTGAAGCGCGCTTTCACCATCAAGGGCTTCGGCTTTCACTTCTGGACCGACAAGCGCGGCAACTTCCGTTCCCGAACAAAGGCGTGGGCGCCAGGCATCTGGATCATCGACGCCGGCCGCTACTCGGGCCTCGCCACCTACCCGGGCTGGCGCGTCATCCTCAACCTGTACAAGCGCCTCACGGGCGGAATCAATGCGCACATGGCGACCGAACTGCCGCGGCGCATCCTGCTTGAAGCAGCGAAGCGAGGTCTGTCGTGAGCAGCCAGGCGATCGTCGCAGCCGTCCGCGATGCCCTGACGCAATCGACCAGCGTGACGGCGCTGGTTTCCACGCGCATCTTCACCGCGTTCCGCGACACCACCACGCTCCCCGCCATCGTGCTCACCACCGGGCAGGATGCGAACGTGTCGCCGACCTTCGGCCGCACCGACTGCCTGCGCAAGTTCACCGTCGAGGTGGACTGCATCGCATCCACGCTGAAGGTGTCGCGGCAGATCGCCGAGGCCGTGCGAATCAAGATGCACGGCGCAGCCGGCACGAGCCGCAGCGTGCAGATCTTTGAGATCCGCGAGACCGGGATCACCAGCCAGTACGACGTGGGCAGCGAGGCCACCGAGACCGGCATCCACGTCACGACTGTCACGCTGGAAGCGACGTACCGCTCCAGCTCTGTTTCACCCACGACCATCACCGAAGCCGGTGGTGGCGCTTGATCTAGGAGGATCAACCCATGGCAATCACCGCAGCTGTGCCCACATTCGGCACCACCATCACCTTCAACAGCGTCGCAGTCGCCGAAGTTCTCAGCCTGAACATCGACGGCCTCAAGCTGAACACCATCGACGTGACCACGCTGGCCGATCGGCATCGCAAGTTCGTCGCGGGCCTGATCGACAGCGGAACGATTTCGATGGAAGTGAACATCCTCAGCGCGCACAGCGCCCTGTGGGATCAGCTCGACGACACCGCAGCATCAACCGCCCCGAGCGCCAAGGCATTCTCCCTTTCGTTCGGCAGCAGCACCAACGTGCACACCGCCTCCGGCAACTGCTTTGTGACCGACTACTCAGTCAAGGGCGGCCTGGACTCGGCGCTCACCGCGTCGTTCACCATGAAGATCACCGGCGCCGTGACCCTGGCCTAACCATGAGCGAGATCAAGGACAAGCTGCTGGGCCTGAAGTCGAAGGTGCCATCTGAAACCGTGTCCATCCCCGGCGTCGGTGAGGTCGAAGTGCGTGGCCTCACCGCCGCCAAGCGGGACAGGTGGGAGATGGAGACCTTCAGCAACAAGGGCAACACCGTCCGCAACATCCGAGCCAGCCTGGTGTCGTTGTGTCTGTACCACGACGGCGCCCCGCTGCTCGGACCCGCTGACGTTGACGCCCTCGGAGAACTTCCCGCCGGCCTCGTCGATCACCTGTATGACATCGCGAGCCGCGTCAGCGGCTTGGGCGTCAAGGATCGCGAAGTGCTGGAGGGAAACTCCGACAGCGTCAGCTGAGACAGTTCATGTTTCGGCTGGCGCTGGCGTTGGGCAGGACGGTGGCAGAACTAGAGGAGACCATGAGCAGCCACGAACTGAGTGAGTGGATGGCCTTCGAGGCGATCGACGGACCGATCGGAAACCAGCGCGCCGACATGCGCGCCGGGATCATCGCCGCCACGATCGCGAACTGCCACCGCACCGCGAAGTCGAAGCCGTTCAGCCATCTTGACTTCATGCCATACGCAGAGAAGCCCAAGACCTCGCAGGAACAGATGGCCGAGATGCTGGCGAAGGCGTTCGGCGTGAAGCCGAAGTGGAAGGAGTAAGCCGTGGCAAGTTCGAGCATCAAGATCGCGCTGGAGATGACGGGCGTGCAGGCTTACGCCAACGCGACCGAGCGGGCAGCGCAGGCGAACGAGAAGCTGGCCGAGCGGTCGAAGAAGTCGATCGCCGGGATCATGTCCTCTACCCAGCGCATGGTGGATATGGCGACGAAGTCGAAGGAGCAGATGACGCTGGAGAAGCTCTCGGCCAGCGGAGCGTCGCCCGAGCAGATCTCGGAGGTCAAGGCCCGGTTCGCCCAGGTCGAGCAGGTGCGGACAGCCGAGAAGGCGGCCGCAGCGGCGAAGGCGGCCGAGGAGCAGCGCGCGAAGGAGCAGGCGATGGCGCAGGCTGCGGCGGCACGGGAGGCGGCCGAGGCTCGGCGCGCCGCCGAGGTGGCTGCAGCTCAGAAGGCGAAGCAGACGCAGCTGAAGATCCACAAGGAACTGATGTCCGAAAAGGCGGCCGCCGATCAGAAGTACCAGCGCACGCAGCAGTACGCGGAGAGCACAAAGAGCGGGCCTATGTTCGGCAAGACCCTCGGCCCGCTGCTGAAGGGCTTTGTTGGGTTCAAGGCTGTCGATCTCGGGCTGGGGGCGCTGTCTGAAGGACTGGCGCAGCTTGCGTCCGGCGGCAAGATCGACGCGATGCAGATGTACGCCACGACCGTCACGGACTTCGTGAAGGGTCTGCCAGGCGGCGACAAGATCTACAGCATCGCCCAATCGGTGCACAAGCTGTTCGGCGGCGGGCCAAGTGCCGAAGAGATTCAGAAGCAGACCGATGCGATGGTGGCCGCGAGCAACAAGCGCATCAGCGCCGTGGCTGCATTCGACGCCATTCAAGAGGGCGTGAGCGGAAAGCGCGCGCGCGTGGGCAAGTCTGACGACGAGATCGCACGCATGGATCGCGAGGAAATGCTCGCCAACGAGCGGAAGAAACTGATCGCCGGCGGATTGAACGACACGCAGGCCGACTCAAAGGTGGCCGGGCTTCGTCGTGCGATGCTGGAACTGCAGGACGCCGAGAGGTCTGCAGCCAACGCCCAGCAGGCCCGCCAACTCGACCCCGCCCTGTTCACCTCGATGCTGGAGGAGCAGCAGCAGGCTGCCGATCAACTGATCGGGACCGAGCGCGAGCTGTACTTCTCAAAGGTCAACCGGCTGGTGGTCGAGCGCAAGATCACCGAAGATCAGGAGAACCAACTCCGCGCGGCATTTGACCGCACGCAGGCAGCGCGCGCAGAAGCCGATGCAAAGAAGGCGGCCGAGTCGAAGGCCAAGCAGCAAGCCACAGACGCGCAGCAGTTCATGGATCAGCTGCAGCAGTCATACGACCAGCAGATGCTTGGCGAGGATCAACTCTTTCAGAAGAAACTGAAGGGGCTGGCGCTGTCTGCTGCTCAGGTTGAGCAAGCGAACAGGCTGCACGAGGCGATGAGTCGGCAGACCAAGGAAGCCGAAGCCCGCAGCGCCGTGGAGCGCATGAACGGTTTCAGCAACGTTGAAAGCGTGAACACGGCCATCGGCGGCGTGAAGGTGGCGGGCATGACCTCCTTCAGCCTGGAGCGCATGATGCCGACGCAGGATGCCATCAAGCTTGCCGTGCAGCAGATCGCAAAGAACACCGCCCCCCTCGCAGCAGGAGCACCCTGATGGCTATCACAATTGCCCAAAAGCCCAACGGCACCAACATCAGTTTCGACCGCGGCAAGTGGCAGGCTTCCAGCGCATACGTCATCCGAGACGACGCCGGCGCGCAGCTGAACGCCGGGCAGATCATGTCGGACACGAACGTGAACGCGAAGCTTGGCCCGTCCGACATGGGCGGCAGCAGCGGCGCGCTCGATGAACTGGACGGCGCTGGCGTTTCCGGCAGCGCCATTTACTTCTCCGGCCGCCTGCGCCAGGTTGGGTTCGACCTGAAGCAGGTCGATGATGGCGGCTACGTCTGGGAGGCGGTCGTGCAGTTCGACTCTAGCGTGGGCGACAGCACTGGCACGATCACGCCAGTCGATGCGCGCAACGAGGGGCAGCCGTCCTTCATCGCGATCGAGTACAGCGTGCAGGGCGAGCCGGTGGATATCTGGCGCTCCGGCGCGACGGCTCCTGCAAACAAGTCGACGCCGGCCGACACCGACATCGGCGGCACAAAGGTGGACAGCGGCGGCGAACCGATCAGCAGCTTCAACAACGTCGCGCGCGTGACCGTGCGAAACGTGATCGTCGGCCGACCAACTCCACCGCTCAGCTTCATCAACAGGCGCAACAGCAATTCGTACTCGATCGGGCCGTACTCGTTCCCGGCCGACACCCTGCTCTTCACGGGCTGCAACATCAGCCGCGTCGGAAGCAGCACCTACGAGATCGTGTACTCGTTCGCCTACGACGAGAAGTTTCACCTGCGACAGATCGCGAAGAAGAGCGCAGAGAACGGCGAGGTGGTCAAGTCTGCAAAGGCCGACACTTGCGGCGGCACCCCGACCGCCCCGCCGAGCGGACAGACTTCGCACGCATCCTGCGTCTTCTGGCGCCAGCCGTTCCCAGACACCACCACATTTCCGCCAACCGGGATGTTCACGTCGTGAGAGTCAACGGCGCATGGCACCTGAAGGTCGGCCCCTGGTCTCCAAACCAGATCCGTGCCATTGCCGACGCGGTGAACAAGGTCAACGACGCCGCGCCACAGCCGAACAGCGGCGCATCGTCCGGGCCGACCGTCTTTCTCGCGCGCATCACTGGCTCCACCCCCGTCTCTGGCAAGACGGCCGTATACGGCGGAAACTCGTCGGCGCGTCCCGTTGCATGGACCTACGACTGGGAAGAGGTCAGCGTCAACACAAGCGACGCCTACGAGACGACGAAGAGCTACCGCCGCACCAGCACGCTCGCAGGCACGAAGGGCAAGGCGTTCAACGGCTGCGAGGGCGTGCAGATGATCGGTGCCACCACCACGCTCGGGCCCGGCATCAGCACGAGCAACATCCCGAACGGCTTTACCTTTAAGGAGATCGCCACCAACACAGTGGTGCTCATGTACGCGCTCTCGCGCGACAACGGCGAGCCGCTGTTCTTCTTCTCCGTCCCGAACGCCGTGACAGGAACATGCTCGTGAGCCCCACCCCTATCGGCCCGAGGCACCAGACCCACCCGCAACTGGCGACCGCTATAAGCGTCATGCAGCTCTTCGTCCTTGTGATCGGCGTCGCCGGCGTGTTCATCACGATCGGCCGCAAGGACGCGATCCTCGACAGGCAGGACCGCGACCTGACCGAGCTGCGCAGCATCGTGGGCGACCTGGTGAAGTCGCAGGTGCTGGGCGCCGCGAACGACCAGAAGCACGGAGAGGCGCTGCAGCAGGTCGCGAACCGCCTAGACCGTCTGGAGGGGCGTCGGTGATCCGGTCGCTGCTGTTCCTGCTCCTCGTCGCTCTGGCTGCCTGCAGCCCCAGCCGGCAGATCGCGGTGTCCGCAACCGACGCGCAGGAGCGGGCAGGCACCATCGCCCGGCTCGCCACCCACATCGGCAGCGTCTCGACACAGCCCGACGTGGTGGCCGAGGCTGCGACGATTGTGCTGGAGGCCCAGAAGATCGAGCACGCCGCTGCGTCGATCCACGAGGCGTTGCCCGGCGTCGAAGATCAGACCCCGTGGTGGGCCAGCCTGCTTGGCTGGGGCTTCGCTGCGGTGATCGTGGTGGCCGTGGTGGTGCTGCTGTGGCAGACGGGCATCGGGCAGGCGTTGCGGGCCGCCGTGGGGCTGATCCCGCGCGCCAAGCGCACCGAGGCCGCGCTGGCCGCCGCCACCCTCAACCCGGCCCACACTGAGAACGTAAGAGAGTGGATCAGCGCCAAGCGCGCCGCCGACCCGCTCTTTGATGTCGCATTCCGCGCGCAGCAGGAGAAGCGCACATGATCATCCTCGCCAGTATCGAGAGCCTCGTCGGTTCGACCTGGGCCGCGATTGCAATGCTCGCGATCGGTTACATCGCCGGCCAGCTCGTGAGCGTGACCCGGATCGCCTCGTGGATTCCGGGCAACAAGAAGGACTGACCTGTGAGCATGATGCAGGCGGGGTGCTGCTGCGCCGTGCTGTCTGGCTGTGACGTGTGCGACCTTCGCTGGCGGTGCGATTGCAACTGCCAGCGCGAGAAGATCGTGCCTATCCAGCCAGGCTCGCGCATCACCGTCGCGCTCAACGTAACGACAAACAGATCGTGGGCGCTGTCTGGTGGCGGCACATGTTCATGCAGCATCAGCCTAGTAGTTCCCACCGTAACGCTTACGCTGGTCTGCGATGCTGACGGCGGCGCATGGTGGATCTCATCCTCAACCGTGTCCGTCAGTATGCCTATCGCAGACCCTAGCGGAACGGGCTGTAGCGCATCGACTTGCTGCGCTACGACGATGATGAACTGCACCGTCGCCATCCGAGCCAACTGCTGGCTGAACACCGTCACTCAGGTGGCTCTCATTCCGAGTTCAGCTCATAACGCAGCAATTGCAAACTCGCAGGCGTGCGTCGCGTACTACCAGTCGCTGACGTTGCAGGGTTCCACGCGGAACGCCTACAAGTTCAGCGCAACCCTGTCGGGCTTTGCCGCATCATCAGCCTCGTGCCTGTACCTGTGGCAACTGAGTGGCACTGCGACGGTTTCTGGATCGACTACAAGTAATCAGAACACGGACACTACGGGCACCATTACCTACGGCCCAATCGTTCCGGCATATGACTGGACGCCGGCGGCGCTGGGTCTGACGGCATCATCGACAGCGGAAGAGCGCTACAACGTCGCGTACAAGTACACCGACTGGTGCAGCACTGGCACCTATTGGATTCGATACCAATGGTTCAATGATTCTTTGAGCCACGAGGGTGAATGCTTTTGTCCTGAAACATCACCCGGTCCTTGTGACGGGCGCGTCGTGAGATATGAGCAGATTCTGTCCCTTGACGGCGGCAACCCTAGCGTGGCGTGCGGGTGCAATCAGCAGGAGTTTGGTCCGGCTGCTCTTGATAATTGCGGCACGATCACCATCACTGGCTCGGGTGCTTCTGGCACGCGCACCTGGTCATGCCTGCAGGTGAAGGACTATTACATCCCTGGCTTTGCTGCAACATCGACAGCACACAGCGCAGGCTCTGCGTACATGCAGTACACCGCTGGACAGCCTGCGGTTTTGTACTTCTCAGGAGCCAGTGCAAGCAAGATTCACAACGTGACGTATCAGTGTTTGCCGTGCTACCCGACTGAGCCGCCGTGCGATTGCGGAAACCTTGAGTGCGAAGAGTCGTCCGAATCGTTCACGCTCATCGGTTCTGCCGAGATCACATGGGTGCGCTGCACATGACACCAGAGGACGAGGCATTCTCGAAGCGCGTGCAGCAATACATCCGAGCCGAGAATCCGAACGCCGAGCAGCCCATCGGCACCAGCATCACCTACGGCTTCATGGATCGCGCGAAGGCGTACTTGGCGGCCGAGGCGCGGCACGCCGCGCAAGGCCCGGCGAGCGTCCAAGTGCAGGCCGAGCGCGCGGCTATTTGCCGAGCGTGCGACGGCCGCGCCGACGAGATGGAAGGCAAGGCAGACCCCGGCGGCGTGGGCTTCTGCACCAAGTGCGGATGCACCAGCAAGCGCGCCGCGCTGTCCGTGAAGCTGACGCTGGCCGGCGCCACCTGCCCGCTCGCACGGTGGCAGCCAGTGACGGGCGAAGGCGGCAGCGTCGCCACTGCGATCGAAGCGATCGGTGGCGTGGCCGGGACGGTCGCGGACCAGGTGAAGCGGCTGCTGAGTTAGCCCGGCTTGATCATCATGATCATCACGACGAGGAAGACGAAGACGCCCACGACAAAGGCGATGGCCTTCATGTTGCGCTTCTGATTCTGTCGCCGTGCTTCCGCATCTTCGGCCGCCTGCAGCTGCATGTGGCGGTGGAGTTTCTCGCGCTCCTGGCGTTCTTTCTCTTCGCGCTGAACCTGCACGCGCACCTGTTCTTGCGCGCGGATCTTGCGCACCTCGTCGGGACTCAGACCACCGTCTTCTTGCACTGTCGCCATGTGGGGCTCCTCCAGAAGCGCGCACGATAGTGCTCGCGACGCGCGGCGACAAACAGAAGAATCTGATGCGTTTTTCCGACTTGCATGATGGTGTGAATAATCTGTCGCGTCACCCGTTCTGGTTACGCAACGCACTAGGTTTTCCGAAATGCGCGTCCGGGTGACGTTCGAGTTCGATCTGGGTGGTACTGTGGCCTCGGAGCCATGCTTGGAGATACCCCGTGTCATCCCCCCCCCC